GATATAACCTTGTTGGTTTTGTTCATGATGAAACTCTTAATTGGTCTGCCTTCTGGGAAGAATATTCTTTGTACAGAACCATCAGTTAAAGCATCATCTTCGGTAACTATCGCAAAGTTATCTCTCTTACCCATGTACATTTCATTATCAATGTTCAATATAAGATTAACTGTAGTATCAACAGCTGTAATCTTCATATTATTTGACTTTGCAATTCCAACACTTACCAAATCTAATGTATCGGCATCTTTCTTAGAATCACTTTCAATAACAAGGTCTGAAAACTCTAAGAATCCAGATGGGTGAACAATTGATTTTACAGACTCTTTCCATGTGGTATATGGAAGACTACTCTTAATTGAGTATGAAAACTTCTGGAAATAGAAGTTATCTGACAATCTTTGATTGAAGTCATTAAGAATACCAAATTCCATGTCATTCTTAGACACTTTATCTCTTGTAACTCCAAGAGTCGTTCTTACACTAAATCTATTAACATCTCTAACATTACCTTTGAGTTCTGATACTTCACCAAACAATGTATCGCCAGGTAAAAGAGTTCCAATGGTATCTCTTAATCTAAGTTGACTAATATTACCATTCCAACCATTTTCAGCTACAAATCCTTCAAATCTAGCAGATGTTACTTTCTCACCAGATAAGTACTTGGCATCGTTAATAAGAGTCATATTAAACTTCGCCATGTCATTGTAGTTGACAATAGATCCTAATGTGAAGTCATCATCATAAACTCCAAGTGTAACTGTGGATATTCCAGGCGCACTTGCCATACTAAACTCTACAGTCGAATTGGCAGTGCTTACACCTGTAACTGTGAAGAATGTGTTATCATAATCAGCAGAGTTGAAGTTACCTTCACCCGATTGTAATGATGCTGGTTTGATTCTACAACCTTCAACAAATACTTGATCACCAATTGCAAAAGGTAACACATTTTCAGTAGAAGCATATCCAGTGTTGATAGGTTTGTTGAATTGTGCATCTAATAACAATTCAGCAGTGGCAGTAGTGCCACTATGAGTAATATTGTCTATATCGTAACCATTAGAGTTATTAGTTGTAATAATGCTTAGTGGTTCTTTAAACTCAAACGCATTTTTGATAATTTCAACTCTATCTACAGATCCACCAGATATATGTGCTGCAATCTGTACATTACTGTTACCACGAACTGCAAGTAAAGGTGGTTGGTTATATCTTGTTCCACCATCAGTAACTTCGATATTATTGATCCTTGAAATACCACTTATGTCAATAATAGCGGGAACTGCTAAGTAAGGCAGTAAAGTTGGATCAGTTGGGTAGTCAAATCCATCTTTGATTCTTTCAATGATATCAATTTGTCCAATTTCGGGAGATGATACTTTTACGATAGCATCTTGACCTTGTGTACTTGCAAAACCAATAACTCTAGGTAAAAGAGTATATCCTTTGCCTGGGAAGTTAATTTTAGTCTTAAATACAGGCCCTCTAGCACTAGAAGATGTTGTACTGTATGTTATTGTACTTACACCAACTCTAGAAACAAATTTTTGTGATTCTAGTGGTTTTTGTTTTAAATTAAATGTAAATGTCTTATCATCCTTGATTGTTACATTATGTTCGTTTCTGAGAACGATATCATTGAATGTTATGTTGTTTCTTCCTGTTACTTCGGTATCTGATGATCCAAATGTCTTTCTTGTGTCTGATGGAACAACAGGAGTTAGATCATAGTATGTTTTTGTTGGCCAATTGGTCTCAGTGTTGATTGTGACTGTAGCATTAGGGTCGCCTGGAATACCACTTCTAGTAATGTTAAATCCGCCAGTATTTGTGCCTTGAACATCAAGTCTATTATTGAAACTGAGATCATCAAAGAAATCTAACCTCATATCAAGAAGACTTTGATCAGATACATCAAATATGATTGTATTACCTGTTGTGAAACTTAGAGGTGGGTTGATCTTAGCAATGTAGCTTAAATTGTTAGCACTTGCAGTCGATACTGTTGATATTGAAACTGGATTGGAATCAAATACGTCAGATTTGTATTTGCAGAGTTTTATGGACTCTGGATCTTCTCTAAGAACGAAATAAGTCTCGTTATTGATTAATCCATTGATTGTATTACCATTATCATAGTAAACAACCTTATCATAACTTTGTAAGTCTTGATCACCAATGTTTATTTGAGTTAAGTCGGGAGAAAAACTTGTATATGTAAATCCAACTCGTTTTGTAGTAGTTTTAGCAATAACTGGATCATATCTTAGTTTTGTAGACTCAGAAGATTGTGGTATAGCTTCAAGTTTTATAAGATCACCTGTTGTTAGTCCATGAGCAGAATTAACTCCAACTTCTCCAAAGAATCTTTCGACTTTAGTTGATACTTTAGGATATGCAGTTGTAAAGGAGTGTGCAAAACCAGAATTAGATGCAACACCGTAAAACCATATAGCATCAGCAGCTGTAGAGAAAGCTACAGTAGTTAATCCAACATAATCCTTACCAAAATCTACGGCATATACATCACCGTCAGGAAGAACCTCAGTTCCAACTCCAGAAGTTGCACCAGCAGATACTTTTGCCCAAACAAGAGATGTACCACCGATACCCATGTTATAAACTAATTTTTGACCAGTAAAGAACTTGTGATCCTTAATGTAAATCTGTTGTTGAGGCACAAAACGATTTTCTACAGTCTGAATCGCTTGTGTTCCTAAACCAGTCGTAGTAATTGTATAATGTGTCCCTGTAGAACCAACACCAACTGTTTGTTGTGGGTTAAAATAGGTTTTATAATTTTCAAATGTAAATTGAGTGACTGTTGAAGTTCCAACAGGGAATTGAAACTTATTTGGTTGTAGTTTTACATTGTTAGTGCCAGACTGGTGTGTAATTGCAGCACCAACAAAGTTTTCTCTGTTTACAAGTAATCTAGAGAAAGCGGTATCAATACCAACAACGGTCATGTTCTCTGTTCCAACTCCAATGACATCTGCTGGAGTGAAACCTCTAGTATCAGTTACAAATATCTCTGTGGTTACTCCAGTGTTTGTTACATTGTCAACAAAAGTAGAAAGGCCTACTGATCTGTTAATAACTTGAACTTTTTGAGGGCCATTAAACTCTGTAAACTCAGATGTACTAATACCACTTAGAATAATTGTTTCACCATCAGCAATACCATGTGGCATTGAGGTGACACCAATAACCTGTTTCTTTTCAAGTCTTAGTGACGAATCATTGAATGTAGTAATACCAATTTCTACAGTGCTTACTTCTTTTCCTAATAATTCACTTACAACAATATTAGCACCAGTGCCGTTTGTTCCTTTGTTATCTAATGTAAGAGTATCATCTATTTTATATCCATCACCTCTGGAGAATATGGTTACAGATGTGATACCAGCACTCTTTGTTTTGGTAACTTCAAACTCTTGTTTCAATGCATCTTTTACATCATCAATTAGTTCATAATCAGAGTTACCATATGATAGGTAATATGGAGCAATGTTTCTTGTTACATTCCTACTTGAAATATCAATATCTTGGTTGAAGAAGGTAACAAAGTTTTCTTCTATAGGGATGTCTTTAAATTGACTACCAACCATATATGGGAACTTCGGTTTAGCAACACCACTAGAATCAACTTCTACAGAATAGAAGTATGCATAAGTTCCATCTGGGAACTGTGGAGTTACACAATACCTACCACCGTGTACGTCTAGGTCGCCAGAGTTGTCAAAAACATAATCATTAACAAAGTATCCAAAAGAAAAGCCAGGAGGTCTGAGGCCTGCTCTAGAGGAGGTATCGAGAATATATCCAGATCTAAGTCTAACAATAGCACCACCGACTGCGTTTTGATAACCGTATGGGCCATAGATTGGATTACCATCATATGCATATCCTAATATTGGTGAGTGAAATGCATTAGGTGTTTCTAAGTTTGCTGAATCAATATTATCTCCTTTTTGATATCTTAGTTTTTGAGGAGGATACATTCCAATAGTTTGTAATTGGAACTCTGGGTTTGTACTTGGTTTTGTAAGTATTGAATCTTCTACGTTGATGATATTCTCGTTCTTCTGGACTTGGTTAATCTTCCATTCACGAACATTACCAATAAACTTAGCACTCTTACCTCTATTTTGTAGAAGTAAAGTAGTATCACTACTTCCATATCCAACACCACCGTCAAGAATTTGCACACTAGTTATTCTAGTACCTTCAACTATAGGTCTTATATCTGCAAAATTTCCTGTAGGACTAGTGATTATAATATCAGAATCTTCACGATATCCTTTACCATTGGCAAGTATCTGAACATCTACTATAGCACCGCCAATGATGATTGGTTTTAATAATGCTCTGAAAGTAATTGTAGAGATGCCAACATCAGGTCTTCTTTGGAAGTCCATGATATTAGTACAACCATAACCAATACCACCTTCTTGTAAGTAAACGTTTTCAACTGATCCAAGAACTAGAGGTAGAATCTCTGGTTTTATAACCGTGGTAACAGCAATACCAGATAAACTCTCTATGTTTACTACTATAGGTGGATATTTTATAGTATGATCACCACTGCCCAATCCACGAATTACAGCGGGTTTATTTTTGTCATAATTCGTAAAGTTTCTTTGTGTGGAAACACCAACATCACAAAGTCTAAATCTGTTAGGATCAATGACCTTAACGGCATACTGTGTTGTTGTTGAAAGACCAGATGCAACTGTTCCTGTTGTAGAATATTCAACGATCTCTCCGTTGTTGAAGTGATGGTTATATGCCAGTACATAATCGTCAGATGTACTAATACCAGATTGAACGTCTCCGTTAACAGGTCTTGCAGGGATAATAACTTTTCTATTTGAGTATCCAGAACCACTTTCCTTTACATAAATCTTGGTTATTGTATTCTTTGCATTTACTGTAGTAAGTTTATGAAAACCAAAACTAACGTTTCCAATATTAACAGTATTGATACCAACCTTAGCTTCTTCTGGTTTATTGTGTAATTTTATCTTCTTCTCATTTACAGGTGCAACATAGTAAACAGATCCACTAACCACGTTGACTATTGGAGTATTTCCTCTTGCATCGTAAACAACTGCTTCACCAACTTCAAAGTTATGTCTGTTTTCAAACGATATAGTCTCATCAGTAGTATTAACAGATGATCCGTCTGCCTTAAAGTTAGCAACGATCTTACCTTTAACTAGATTAGATTCAAGAACAGCACCAGTTCCATTACCACCTAATACAGTAATTTTTGGTTTATCTTGATATCCTATACCTGGCGATATTAACTTAACTTCTGTAAATGATCCTGAGATATTTGCATGAGCTACAGCACCAGATCCCTGTTGATCTAAAACTTGTATGGGTGGCCCTGTGATTACATCATAACCTTCGCCTGGGTTTGTAACTGTAATACTTGTAATATCACCGTGAAAAATCTGTTCATCAAATACAGTAGGAGGGAATAGTTCAACACCATTCGCCATAAGTCCCACAGGTCTGTTGTTAACAGCTCTTTTGTTTGGATCATCAAATAATTCTTTTTCTTTATAAACAGGATACTTTCTAAGAATCTTTTGGTTCTTAAGTGTCTTATTCTCCCAACCAGATTTATAAATGTATTGACCAGATGTTCCTGTTCTAACTGCAATGTATTTTTTAGAAAATACGTCAGATCCACTGAATGAAAGGTAGAAGTCAGTTTGGTTTACCTTAGTTACAAAGTAGATACCAGTTGAGATACCACTATTGGTTGTATTGTCCCAATAAATCTTATCACCAGTTACATAATTGTGTGGAAGCAAACTAGTCCCTGCGGCAGGGTCAAAGGCGGGGTCATAAGACTGTATGGTATAAGTAAACCCACCACCAAGTAAAGGTGTGCCAAATCCGTCTACAACATCAATAGAACTAGTCTTTACGAATACCTTATTATCAGTTGCAAAGATGGGATAGTTAGGTAGACCTGACGATGATACATAAAAGAACTTTTCTTCTTTGTCAATGTAACTATTCTGAATACCAACTGTAAACTGATCAACTCCAGCAAAGTAATTTGAGTTATGAGCTGCCTTTGTAACTGTTTTTGTAATTTTAGTAGGATTGAGCGGCACAATACCACTAGTTTGAACAACAATGGTGTTTGAATAAACTTGTGCTGTGTTTGTTGCATCATACTCAATCTGTTTAACTGTAATATCAACTTCTTCGCCAAAATCGTTTCTTAACTTTAAAATTTCATCAACATAGAACACACAGTTGTCAAATATACTAATTCTAAACGTATTGACGTTTACCTGACTGATTGTGGCAAGATTATGACTTGAAGGTACGTTGTATATCCAATTATTGAACTTTGGGCTATCCGCTAGGTCTTTACCAAAGGAAAGTAACTTAAGACTATCACCAACTTGCATATTTGTTGATGTAGAAGTATCTGCTTCGTCAATAACGTTAACAAGTCTGAATTGTAGTAAAGATGTTTGTCCAAATCCAGCATAAGCGTATGCAAGTTTGTTCTCAAGAACATCAGCACCAAAAACTAAGGATGTTGATATACCAGTAACGTTCAAAAACTGGTTTACAGTCTTATCAGTATATCTTAGACTTAAAAAGTTAGCACCTTCTCTTGGTTTTACCAAAAGTGTACCACTTTGTCCAAATCCGACTGTAGAGTCAACAACAAGAGACGTTGCATCTGCTTGAGTGATCTCCAATGCCTTTGTTTTACCAGGCACCTGAAAAGATCCATCAAATGATGTTGAGTCAAGTGATATTTCGTAAAAATCAACTTGATTGATTGGTCTATACTCTACATTGTAAATTGAAGCACTCGCAGTTCCAATTCCAGAGATATCTTGATATAAGAAGTTACCAATGGTCTCTAATGGTTGTCCACCAAATAGATTTTCAACAAGAACGTGTTTAGTTTTGAAATATACATTACCTGATGTGACTAATGTTCTGTCAATTGGTTTTATAAGTTCAATTTCTTGACCATACAAAAGTTTGAATAGAATTTTATATGAAGCATCGGTTCCCTTTGCCATATAGAAGTCTTTTGCTCTAGTGAGCACATTAGTAATTGATGTGCCAGGTGTAAAACTTCTATTTTCAAAGCCAGGTAAAAATTCTGTCTTAAATTTAGTAAAAAATTCTTGTAAGAAGAGATTACTTAAGTTTGTTACTGTTGAACCACTCGTATGAACATCAGCCCTAGTCTGAGCAAAGTTTGCAAACTCGGCAGCATCTTCTTTTGATAATTGATCTATTCCACTGAATCCTCTAGCGCAGCCAAGGAACTGTGTTGATGATTTTCCAGTATATGTAATTACTTCATTGTCAATTTTCAACAAACCATAAGTATCAGGCCATCCGTCTGTAGATACTACTGTTAAAGTTGTATCACCAGCATAACATGATGCACTTAAAGTTGTAGAAGCTATAAGTGTCTCATCATTGAACGCACCAATCTTTTGATACTCTGCTAGATTACTAGCCAAGTCGGTCATACCAGACTGGTGTTCTTGTGATTCGTAATATTGGGTTAAAAAACTCTTGAATAGAGGAGATTCCTGATTTAAGAACTCAGGAATTTGAGATTCTATTAAATGAGAGATTTTTACTCTTTTAATATCCGTCATTTATCTGGTATAGATTGTTTCGCTAGCATAACTAGAGGTTTTAACATATGCAGTAGCAGAAGTATTCTCTCCAGAAGATATAACGTCTGGTAAGGCGTTTACTGTACTATTAGGAACGTTTAATTGTAAATACAAATCTTTTAAAGCAACAACATCATTGGAATCAGGTATTGCTTCAACTTCAATGACTCCAGTTGCAAGTGAAGCTCCTGTTATATTTACCACATCCAAATTAATCTCTCCGTGAACATAGTCCACAGTACCAGCATCGTTCTTAACGATTAATGGGAGATTATTTACAAGTTTAAAGAATACTAGTTTTCCTACAGTCGTCCCAGCAGTAGGAATGTCACCCAAATACAAAGTTCCGTCAATACCACTGACTGTAAATCCTGTGGAACGTATGCCATATCCATTTGGTTGATCATAAAACCCATTTCCATAGCAAAGTTCATAAGTTGCAAAAGTATTTAACTCAGGGAGTATATCTCTCCTCATCTTAACTCTAGTAATGTTGGATGTGATTCCTCTAGCAGAGTCATCTATCAATCCAATAACTTTACTATACTTAAATCTACCACCAAATGAATTTATATCTGATGAGTTAGAATAAGTCGTTAATGTCTTAGTTACAGATGTAAGTAAAGATGATACTTCTGACGTTGCGTTTGTATTATAGTAAACTGTAGTATCAACTTCAACATAAAGATACTTAAGATCAATAATTTCTGGTTTGATGCCAGCAATCGAGTATTGTTTAAGTTGTCTTGAAATATCGTCCTTTGTAATCTGTGAAAGGAAAGCACCATCTTTCGGCTTAATAGAAATGAACACTTTACCATACTCAGGCGGGTCTAATTCTTCTCCTCCGTAGGCAGTCACAGAATCGACGTTAGGGTAAACGAATGGAATTATACCTGTGTAGTCATTTGCGGTTACGGCACGGTATTGTGAGGAGTATATGCGAGGTGCTAGATATTTTATCGTACTTACATCTTCAATGTTGTCTCCATTTTCTGATTTTTGAGATGTTCTCAATACAGACATACCAGAAGTGATAGTTACATCAGTATCATCTCTTAAAATACCAACAAATGAGAAATTTCTAGCTCCATTTCCTAATTTTCCGTTGGTTACAATATAAGATACGTCAATAATTGCTCCAGCTGGCGGTTTTTTACCAATAATTCCGTCTCCAAACAAGATTTCATATTTTTCATCTTCAATTTCTTGAATTAAGAACAATTTAGAGGTCGAATCGACTTGTAATATGTTATTGTAGAGTGAATATATCTCATTTGTTGTTGATTGGACGGTAACACGAATAGAAGTAGCATCAATATTCGCATTTGGCAGTACAAATCTCTGATTTGGTTGAGAATTATCAATTTGAAATGTTTTTTGGAGATATATTCCTTCGTAAATTTTTAAATTATCAAAAGCTGCAATATTATTAACACCAGTTGTCGCCACAAAGTCATCTGGAATGGAAAAAATGTAATTACTTCCCTGTTGAACACCTAATGCAACTTGTCCAGCTTTCAAAGTTACTATTTTTGTGTCATTTGTTCCTAAGTCTACACTAAAATTCACCACAGCTTGTGCAGATCTAGCTGATCTAGGTACATAACCAATATTTCTTGCTAGTGA